ATCAGGTTCCAGTCGGCAATAGCGCCGCTGGCGAGATGGCCTGCGAATGGACTATGGACGCACTGGCGCAAGTGCGAAGTGCTATCCGCGATCTCGCAAAGGAACCAACATGAACGACGCTCTATTTCTCGCTTTCATAATTGCTGTCCTGTGGATCGAGATTCAGGACCGGATTTCACGTCTTTACGAAACCTGATACACTCCAGCCGTCTCCTTTGTGGTTGGTCTTTGGCCCGCATCCCCGTGCGGGCTTTTTCTTGCCTGTGGTTTCCTGATGCGGTATCCTGTGTGTCCCATGATGTACCACATTGGAGATACCGTGCTGATCACTGTCAACGACATCCTGTCCCTCATTCCCATTTCACGGTCGACGCTCTACAGGTGGATGGAAGGAACCGACTTCCCCAAGCCCGTACGGCTTAACGGGCGCGTGCTGTGGAAGTCCGAAGAAGTTCACGCTTACATTAATAGCAAGCAAGACGTCCAGAAGAGCGGGGGATCAGGCGCATGAGCGAAAAACCAGAAGTCAGGCATTCGTTCGATGCCTCCGAGATACCTGAAGAACTGAAAGCGCTTCCAAGGTGGCTGTTGTGGAAGCACGTCTGGATTGCAAAGGAGAAGCGCTGGAACAAGGTTCCGTTCCAGATCAATGGTCGCTACGCCGATTCTACGGATCCTTCCACGTGGGGGACTTTTGAAGACGTATGTCGTGCTTACAACGATCTAACCGGGTTCGACGGTACGGGATTCGTTTTCAACGGCGACGGAATAACCGGTATAGATGTTGACAAGGCTATCGATGAAAAAGGGAACCTTTCCGAAAAAGCCAGAAGAATTCTCGAATCGGTCGAAGGATATGCGGAACGCTCGCCGTCAGGCACGGGCTTCCATATCATCACCCGCGCGAACACCCGTAACATAAAGAAAGACGGAGTCGAGATATACGGTGAAGACCGTTTCTTCACATTCACTGGCGCACAGCTGAACGGGCATAACCTTATCCCGTCTGCGGAACAGAATCTTGATGCATTCCACGCCATTGCATGGCCGGATAAACCTATCTCCGCCCCATCGGAAAAGCACGCGCTCGACGAAGCAACGGTACGCCCGCCCTTGCCACGCACTATCGAGCAGATGCGGCAGACCCTTCAGTTCATCGAAACGCCCGATGACGAGCCTTCGGCGACTGAACTGATATGGGCGATCCATCACCAGACTAACGGGTCTGAAGAAGGGCTGGCGCTTGCTCACGACGCCTGCTCAGGTGAAGTGAGAAGTGAGCCTGTCCATTCCAAATACGACTTTGACTATGTCGAAGAACGCTGGAAGCGTTCGGACGACCAGAAAGGAAACCTGAAGACATGGCGCAGTATCGAAAGGGAAGCGAAAGCTAATGGGTGGTCGGGTCTTTCCGAAGCGGAAGAAGTTATCGCCCAGCAAAAGCCCCTTGAAACCGGGTTCGTGCAGGCAGCCGCCTTCGCGTCGTCCATCAAGGAAGAATGGCTGATCAAGAAAATAATTCCAAAAAACGAAATGACGGTTCTGTACGGCGATCCGGGTTCGTCCAAATCCTTCTTCGTACTCGATCTCGCCATGCACATCGCGCGAGGTCTCGACTGGCGTAACTTTCGTACGAAGCGGGCGACAGTAGCCTATATCGCCGCTGAAGGGGTTTCTGGCTTCTCCAAGCGCCTGCAAGCCTACGCCAAAGGCCACGGAATTGATTTGGCTTCCATCCCGTTCTACGTGCGTGGCGGTTCGTTCAAGCTTGTCGAGCAATGCCTTGCCACTGTGGAGGAGATGAAGAAGATCGGCGCCTCTCTCGTCGTCATTGATACGCTAGCCGCTGTTACACCCGGCGCCAATGAGAATACGTCTGAAGATATGGGACAGGCGCTTTTCTGCGCGAGCCTCATGCAAGCGGCCGGCATCACCGTGATTCTTGTGCACCACACAAACAAGACGGGCGATGTACGGGGCTGGTCGGGCGTACGGGGCAATACTACCAGCATGATACGTATCGAGCGCAAGGAGGATGCCCGTACCGCGCATATCGAAAAGCAGAAGGATGAGCAGGATGGCGGAGCCTTCGGATACAGGCTCCGGGTTATCGATCTGGGGTCCGACGAGGACGGGGACCCCGTCACAAGCTGTATTGTCGTGCCGGATTCGGAAATCGCGCCCAATACGCGAACAGCAAAGAAGGAACGCAAACCGCGATCGGGGGATTTTGAGACTTCCGCCAACTACCACACTGCCCGTATGTATCGACACGTTTTACGCAATGAATTTGGCATGGATGATGAGGCGTCCATTAGCATAGAGGACTTCGTTTCCTTACTAAATGCTGACGAAACACTGAACCCGATGAAGCGCGAGGATTTCCCGAGACCCGACAACGTGCAGAAGACTCTCCTGACCCTACAGAAGTATAAGCAGATAGCCATAGAGTCAGGCAGGATAAGGCTTTGCGAGAATTCCCTGAGCCTACCTGAGCCTACACCCTGAGCCTACTGACCCTACGTCCTGAGCCTACTGACCCTAACCCCCTGCCTTTAGGCAGGGTAGGGTAGGGTCAGGGAAATATGGAACGTCAGGAACAATAAACTGAAAGGATTTTGTAAATTATGAAACACGATTCGCAGTTCTGTAGTGCGTGTGGAAGAGAGTTCACACGCGGCCTCGTGGAGATGGTGAGGCAGGTGTCTGCGGTTTGCGATCAGTGCCAGAGGCACGAGGAACGCATCAGGGAGGCGCAGGACGGGCTGGAGGGGGATGATGGATGGCGGGATATGCCCAGATAGACGAAGGCCCCTTGCGGGGCCCGGGGTTCAGCCTAGCAGTTCAGCCAGAAGGTCATCATCGCTCAGGTCTGTGATTTCAGGTGACAGATCTTCAAACCCGATGAAAGCCTTTTCGTGGGCTATTTCCTTTTCGATCTGTACGATCCAGACCTTTCGAAGTTCGATTTCCTTTGTCTTCTTCGCGACCGCGAGACGGGTTTGCAGGGCGATCAGGTGGGAAGCGTCTTTCATTTCGTTTCTCTTTCGTGTTGTTAGCCAGTGAGTGAACTATAGCAATTGCTAGAATCCATGTCAAGCTATTTCAGGAAGAAATTTCCAGTTCAGTGCACACAGTGGAAGGAGACGGGCATATGCATCAGCACCTCGCGTTCCGGTCCCTCGTCCATATCGAAGACGCAGTCTGACCAGACGTCGATCGGCTTGGCGCCTTCCTGCATCTCGACGGTGGCAAGCAGCTCGTGTTCGCTATCCAGCACGATGTAGGTCAGCACCAGACGATCTCCTCGTAATGCGTCGTGCGAAAGTACAGGTGGATCAGGTGACCGTCAGCGCAGCGCCAGTCACAGGATTCAAGGACAGCGTACTGGAAGTTGTGGTACGTGTGCAGAGCCATGATCGTGTCTCCAGAGTGGCAAAGCCCCTTTCGGGGCCTGGGGTTCAGACTGCCTTAACGGGCTTCAGCGAACCGTGATAACGCTTGCGGCGTTCTGCTTCGTTCCGCAAGGCGTTACCAGCATTCAAAGCCTCACAGTACGCGATAGCCAGCAGATCCGAGGGGTTTTGCGCGGCCACACGGATCTCACTGATACGTTCGTTTCCACGTCCAGCACCGATCATGGCGTCAACCTGAAACATCTCGGCGCTATTCGCCTTTTCAATTGCGGCTTCAAGTTTTGCTGCTGATAGTTTTGCGATCTGCATTTTCAATCCTCGGTTCGGTGTCAGTGATTCCAGTATAGCAATTGCTATAGAAAGAGCAAGGTATTTGTGGAGAAAATTTCCAGTTACGGATTGCGTAACGGATTACGGATTATGAAACCGCGCATGTGCAAAGACTTTCACTAACATCTAAGCAATTTCCGGTTCAGAATCCCACGGTTTCCGGTTTGTGTGAAATGACCCTCTGTGAACGCCGGAAAAACATTCCTGAACCCGATTTGCGATCTGTTAAGTGAGTGCTGACTAACCCTGAATAATGATTGCCTAGTCCAGCAGTTTGCGGGCTCGCGGATCGGGATTTGCAGTAAGTCATTGATTTTAAAGGGAATGTGTTTATTACAAATGTAAGAGTCACTTTACGTAATAAGTGTTATCCACCGATTTGCTTTCAAAGCAGTAAGATTCGGATGCAATGAGAAGCATTCTCGTGACTTAATGAGAAGTATTCGCGTTTGGAATGTTATAACGTAACTCTGGGAGCCCCCCGGGCCCCGCCGGACGGGGTGCTTGGAATTTGTACCCCTCTTCCCCAATCCGCAAACCGCAAAACACGAATACAGCAATTGCTATACATGGTTCACCCCCTCCTGACTGCGTGCTATCATCGCGCGGAAAACCGGAGAGTGATATGGCAAACGGATATGTGAACAATACGCCCTACAGTACGGAACCTGTCCTGTGGCAGTTCGGGGCGACGCTCGGACGTGTGGCAGGGCATTCGCGCATGGCGGTCTACGGACGCAACACGGCGCCGGCGGCGGGAGAAGACGTGTGGGAAGGAAATTCCGCCTACACGTTTCTGGCAGCAGCGAGCAAACTGGAAATCCTTTCCGCTTCGGCGAATGACACGGCAGCGGGGACGGGTGCACGATCGTTCACCATCACAGGCCTGGATGCGAACTTCATGCCGCTGTCGGAAACCATCGCGATGAGTGGTGTGACTCCCGTGGTGACGGTCAACACCTACCTTCGTGTCAACTCGATGGCAATCGCGAGCGCGGGCAGCGGGCAGACGAACGCGGGGATTGTGACGTTGAGGGTGCAGGGTGGCGGGACGACGCAGGCGATTGCGGCAGCGACGTTCGGGTATGCGAAGCAGTGCGTGTTCACGGTCCCCGCCAGCCAGACGCTGCTGGTAACGGACGTGCTGCCGGAGTGCGGCATCTCGAACACGAATATCGGTGTGGCGCTGGGGTTCACGCGGTTTAACCCTGTGGCGAACGCGTTCATCATTACCAACGAGTACACGGCAGTGGGCAGTGGGGGCGCGTCACAGCGGTCCGTGATCACGGGTGCGGTTATTCCTTCCACGTGGTCGCTGACGTTGCGCATTACCGGGGTGACGGGTGCGGCGCCTTCGGCCTACGGCTCGGTGAACGGAATCCTGATCGACAATACGCAACTGGTATGAGCCTGACATCAACTGCAACGTTACGGGTTATCAGCGAGGACCGGGCACTGGCAAGTGCGATGGTCTTTCCGCACAGGCATCCGAAAGCGACGCCGGAGTTCCACGTCCAGATCATGGACGCGTGGCGCAGTCAGGATGACAAGGTGCTGGTGGAAGCGTTCCGGGGCGGCGCGAAGTCTACTTTAAGTGAGGAGTTCATTCTTCTCGAAGCGTGCTTCGGGAACTTCGGGTACTGCGTGCTGCTGGGTGAGACGTACACGAAAGCGTGCCAGCGGCTTGAAGCGATGAAGTTCGAGGCGATGCACAACACGAAGTTGCGGACCCTGTTCGGCAAGATCCGGTTGCCTCACGCCGTGTGGAACGAGTACCAGATTGAACTGATGAACGGCGTCATGATCGAGGCGCACGGATGGGAGGAAGAGTTCCGGGGCTTCAAGTGGCGGGATAAAAGGCCGGACCGCGTCTACATGGACGATATCGAGACCAAGGACCGCGTGAAGGATGCCGCAGCCGTCGATAAGTCCATGCGCAAGATTGCGATGGAAATCCTGCCGGCGATGGACCAGGATTGCGGGAAGCTGCGCGTGACGGGAACCCCGCTCGCGGAAGACTGCATGATCGTGCGGCTGCGCAACAACACGGATTGGGTTCACGTACGGGTGCCGATCTGCAACGGGGATATCGATAGCGATGAGAGCATCCCCGCGTGGCCGGACCTGTTCCCGCTCGCGAAGATCCGCAAGATGCGCGACACGGCAGAGCGCATGGGGCAACTGAATTCGTTCCTGCAGGAATATATGCTCGAAGCCATCGGGAGTCAGGACAAGCCGTTCGACAGTGACCAGATCCGCGAGACGGCGCTCGATCCCGCACCGTGGCTGCCCAAGACGGTGATCGTTGACCCGGCCAGAACTGCCAATGTGGCGACGAGCGACCGCACGGGCCGGGTTGTTGTTTCCAGAATGGGGACCACGGTCTACGTGCAAGCAAGCTCAGGTGAGTTCTGGAAGCCGGACCAGATTATCGCGGATGCGTTCGGAACGAGCGACCGGTACGCCGGCGCCACGGTGGCGATGGAAAAGAATTCGCTTGACGAGTGGCTGCTGCAACCGATGCGCGCGGAAATGTTGAGGCGTGGCGTGAGTCTTCCGCTGAAGGCGATCACCGCGCCGCAGGACCGGAGCAAGGAGCAGTTCATCATGGGCTTGCAGCCTTTCTTCGAAGCCGGAGACATTGTGCTGGTGGGTGGCAAGGGTGCACACCCCCAGCTGGTGGCGGAAATATTGAACTTTCCTTCCGGCAAGCGCGACATTCTCAACGCGCTGGCGTACTGCCAGCGGGTATTCTCAGGGATTCCCGTCTATGAAGACTTCGGCCAGTGGAACGTTATCGACGGATATGAACCTTCTGCCCGCGATGCAATGGCGCTCTGCTTCAACGCGAGCGGGGGCGAGACTACGGCGCTACTTGTTTCTGTTGAAGGTGAGCGGATTGTTGCCGTTGCCGACTGGGTATCGCCAGTCCCTCCGCACCAGGCTATACCGGATGTGCTGCGACTCGTACGCGCAGCTTTCCCGCGAGCAAGGCTGAACGCGTGGTTGCCGGCGGACGTGATGGACCAGCAGGAGCGGATGCCGCTGATGCAGGCGATGCGGACGGCAGGTCTGACGCCCATGCGTGGCGCATACCCGCAGATGGCAAGAGGCGTACTGAGTCCGCTGATCCGCACGGAGATGAAGGGAAAGCGGCTGTTCCTCGTGGATACGCAGGCGCGCAACACGCTCAACGCGATGTCGCAGGGTTACAACTTTGCGGTCTCGAAGTCGGGGGAACGCGCGGACTCGCCGGAGAAAGGCAGTTACCGGACCCTGATCGAGGGTCTGGAGTGCGCGGCGCATGTTATCATGGAGCAGGCGAATAATTCCTTGCCTTCCGAACTGTTTTCGGGTACTAATCCCCACGGAGCGAGTTACCTGTCAACATTACCTATCAGGAGAAGATAACATGGCTATCTCCCGTACGATTACCCCTAAAGCCCCCTCGCAGCGCCCGACTGACTTTTACCAGTTGAAACAGCAAGGCGGCGCGCATGGCAAACCCGAATCGGTTCCCGAAAAGCTGAAGGGCGGCCCGATGCGCGAGAAAATGCGCCGGGACGGTCTGTGATCATGGAAAGCAAGAAAGGACGCATGTCGCGCGTCTACGATGGCGACAAGAAACCCGCTGCCCCGTCGAAAGTGAAGATGGGCGGCAAGATGCCTGAGCGTGGTGAACGGTCGATGAAGCACAAATCGACCAAAGGCAAGATGGGGGGCTGATATGGCTTACCGCAATCACCGCGACGGCAACGGGAAGAATTCCTCGGAGTCGCGAGACATCCGGGAATTCTTCGGCACGACGCGCAAAAAGCCGGAACCGGACGATCGTCCGGCGCGCACGCCTCGTGATCGCAATACGGGTTCCAAGCTGGCAAACAAGCTGAAAGGCAAAGTCATCGGGTAGCCAATGGCGCGCAAAAAGAAAGAAGAGAAGAAGGACGAGCAGCCCGTAATCGAAAAAGTCGATTCACGGGCTATTGATTCTGAGCGGACCGGGGAAGAAATCGAGAACTGGGCAGAAGACATGTCTTCGGATGCCTATATCGACGCGTGCAAGCTTTATCCGAAGATACAACAGTGCTACACAAATAAGCAACAACAATCCGATTGGATAGAAGAATATTGGAACATCTACAATGCGCGCCCCGATGAGAACCAGCAATACACTGGAAACAGCCAGTGCTACATTCCTGCCGTTCGTGATGCAGTCAATGCTCGATGCAAGCGAACACTGGCTACTCTTTTCCCGGCCAATTACAAACATGTGGATGCAGTGGGACCGGCTGATGTCACGCCATATCCTACGCTCGCATTGCTGGAACACTACATTCGCCGGACAAACCTGAAAGACATTGTCCGTACGGACCTTCTTTCAGGCGACGTGACGGGCCAGTGGGTTCTTTACATAGACTGGCTGCGCACCACGCGACGCGTGACAGAACTGGTCAAGAAGCCCCCTGTCGTTGAAATCGACCTCGGCGAGGAAACGGACGACGTCGAAGACGTCACCGTTGAGATGGAATGGGATGTCGAAGACAAGACGGTCGTCGAAGAGATGCCCGACGTCACGCCGATGGCAGTGGATGATCTGGCCGTCTATCCGCCGACCGTGAATGACATCGAGCGCGCCACGGCTACGGCTGTGCGTTTGCGGCTGTCCAAGGAATCCGTCCAGCAGTTCATCGACGAAGGTGTCTTCGTCGGCTGGAATGCGAAAGAAATCATGGACAACCTGAACGAACCCGACGGTGGTCGTCAGAAGCGCGTCCCGCAGAAACGTCGCACGGCGGATGCGGGTGTCCGGACGGAAGGGACATACAAGTATGCGCTGATTTACGAAGTGCATACCGACCTTGAACTGGAAGAAGGCAAGGGCAAAGAGCCGTGCTTTGTCTACTATGCGGGTCCGGAAATCATTCTCGGCATTATCCGTAATCCGTTCTGGCCGAAGAAACGCCCGGTCATTACGGCGCCCGTCGAACGGATTCAGGGAACGATTTACGGTATTTCCCGCGTGGAACCCGTCAAGTATCTCCAGTGGAACCTGAATGACTACTGGAACATGGGTCAGGATTCAGCGCAATACGCGCTCCTGCCTATCGTCATGACCGATCCGTTAGCGAACCCTAATTACCAGTCGATGGTCATGGGTCTTGCCGCCGTGTGGCTGACTGATCCGCAGAAGACGCAGTTTGCGCAGTTCCCTGCGATCTACAAGGATGCCGTTGCGCTCTGTCAGGCGATCAAGGCACAGATCAATGAGAGCATGGAAGTCAATGACGCCATGCTCGGCAAGGCGCCGGCAGGCCGGAAGAATCAGGCGCAGGCCGCTGCGATGGCGCAGGAACAGCAATCGAACATCATTGACCACGCGAAGCGGTATGAGCAGTGCATCCTGAACCCGCTGCTTGAACGCATGTTCGAGCTCGACCGCCAGTTCCGTACGAAGGAACTGACCGTCATCACGATGGGCGAAGTCGGAGCGCGCGCCAAACAGGAAGAGATTCCTGTTCAGGCGTTCAACGAGCGGTACTTCTTCCGCTGGTGCGGCACAGCCTATCAGGCCGGTTTGCAGCGCATGCAGCAGATGATCGCGTGGATGAACGTGCTCCGCGGGATTCCGCCCCAGCAACTGGATGGCCGTCGTCTGAATGTCGGGCCTATCCTTGAGTACGGCACTGAGCAGATTTTCGGTCCGGAACTGGGTCCGCGAATCCTGATCGACGAGCGCAACCTGTATCACGTCGATCCGGAAGACGAAAACCTGATGATGCACAACGGCATGCCTGCGAACGTGCATCCGGCCGATGATGACCAGCGTCACCTCGCAGCGCACATGCGTGGCGCGACGCTCACAGGCGATCCGCACGGGCTGTTCCGTGCACACATTCAGGCGCATCAGCAGGCGATGCAGCAGAAGATGATGAAGAACCAGCCCCCGCAACCCGGCCAGCAGGGCATACCGGGCGGAGCGGGTCCGGGCGTGGCGGGCACTCCGCGACCGGGCGCGATTCCCGGACAGCCCCGTCCGCAAGGCCCTGCCGGCATGATTCATCCGGATCAGGTCCAGGACGCACAGATGGGGCCGCGCTAATGAGTTACGCCAAGTGCACCCCGTGGGGAACGATCCGCACGGGTCCGCAATTCCAGAAACTGACGCCCGGTGAAAAGGCGGCAGTGATTGCACACGAGACGGCGCATATCAGGAATCACGATTCGCTCAAACGGATCTGGTGGCTGGTAACATTGCGCTATTTCTTCCGCCCTGAATGGGTCGCGCAGAAGTGCAAGGATCAGGAATTCGCGGCAGACCAGTACGTGAAGGATTGCGGTCTGGCCCCTTGGCTTGCCATGTTCCTTGCGCGCGCGAAAGACGATTCGGGCGGTCCCTTCCATCCGTCTGTCATGGAAAGAGTGAGAGCGCTAAATGGCTGATCCATTCCAGATTATCCCGCCAGTCGTAAGAGCGGAGGGTAAAGACGTTCCACCTGAACAGATTCAGGCGGCGCTTAACTCACTCGCCCGTCAGACACAGATCGGGCTTAACAGCGTGGCGAGTGATCCGTCCGGCCCTGCCGGCGGCGATCTTGGCGGGATGTACCCGAACCCTACGGTTACCGGCCTGCACGTCACAACCGGTACGGCGAGCGGCATTGCTGTAACCACAAGTACGGTCGATAGCACGCCGATCGGGCAGACCACGCCGGCAGCTGGCGTCTTTACGACTCTCACGGCTACTACGCCTGTGGGCGCGACCAGTGGCGGTACGGGTCGTAATGCGCTGTCCGCGAACACTGTTCTGATTGGCGAGGGTTCCTCGCCTGTGAACTTCGCGGCGCCGACAGCGACCACGGGCATTCCTCTTGTCTCGAACGGGGCGGCAGCAGATCCTTCCTTCACTACCGCCAGTGTGGCAGGTGGCGGTACGGGGCGGGTGTCACTGACGACTCACGGTGTACTGATCGGTGAAGGCACGGCTGGCATTAACCAGACGGTGGCCGGCACTACGGGCCAGATGCTTCTGGGGTCCACGGGTGCCGATCCGGCGTTCGGCAATAACCCGGTCATTACTGGCGGTTCGATTGACGGCGCACCTGTTGGCGCCACTACACCATCTACGGGTAAGTTCACAACGCTTTCCAGTACCGGTACGTTCACGCCTTCCAGCACGAATGGCATTGTCGGAACTACGACTAACGACAATGCGAACGCGGGAAGCGTAGGCGAATTCTTACAAGCCAGCACGACAGGGACTTCGCTGACGAACAACACGAATGCCAACGCTACGTCTGTAAGTCTGACGGCTGGCGACTGGGACGT